GCACTTGTTTGACCATTCTCGTTAGTGATGTCTACCGTTAACAAAGAAGCCTTAACGTAGTTAGCTTGGTTGTAATCTATCACGTTCATATTATGTAACACCGCTATGTTTAACGGCATTACGGGCAGTTGGCTATTAACAACAAACTTAATGTTACCATTAGAGGCTGAGTTGCCAAAGAACGCATTATAATCGGTTTTGCTATTACTCTCTAATGAACGATATAATATACCACTACCTGTCTTGAATAACAACATCCTATCCCCGTAGCTTTCTGCAAAGCTTGACACAAAGTCATACGCTGCAATCCAACGCTTTAAGTTGTCTGAGTATCCTAAAGATTGAGTCTCAGAACCTACGGCAACAAAGCACATATTATGGAACGGGTCATACGAAAAGTTAGCTATACCACTCTTGCTTCTAAACGTAGAACGCATATAGGTATCACTTGGGATTTCTAGTCCTTCTGGGGTGTATTTAACAACCTTCTTATTAAAATCATCCCACCACCATATAGTACCCTTGTAGTTCATCACAGACCTCTTGTCTATCATACCTAGGTTATTACCAAAGTTTCTGATAGTACCAATCATATTGGCTGTTAATGAACGAATAGAGGCGTTGTTTCCTTGAGATAGTTCTTGTTCTCCTAGCATTATATAAGCAGACTCTCGCTTACATAACACAATCATCATACTACCATTTCCTTGTAGCCTAGATGCTCTCTGTAGTCCTGTGATTTCTCCGTTCTCAATAGCCACATCGTTGCTATCTAAGGAGAAGAATGAACTTATATTATTAATCTTAGTCCCTTGCACATAATTACCCCCGTACCTAATTGTATTAGTCCTTGGAGTTGTTACAATGTTTTGTGCTGAAAGCAATGGCTTACCCGAAGAGGTATTCCACTGAGGATTAGTTATTGCGTTAGATATAGAGCGGAACAAGTACTTAGTCTTAGTTGCCGATACTTCTGCATTATAGTTATAAGAAGTAATGCTTTTAACGGGAGTTCTGTCACCACTTAACGTAATAACAACACTATTGGTAGATGCTGATTTTTTAGCTACCGTAACTATGGTAGATGCCACGTCTCCGTCAGATGTAAATTCAAATGTAAGTTCTACTTCAAATTTATCGTTTGGATTAATATCTTCCTTTATATCTGTCTTTAAGTCAATAGTCTGCGTTCCAACCAAGTCAATAACACTATTTGACATTTCTTCTATTATTATTTGAGTAGAACCTCCAATAATAAACGGCAATCCAAAACGCTCCGCTTTCTTGTCGTATAGCCCCAATGTATTATTATAAGGAGTCTTGTATACCTGAGCTGTTATAGTATAATATGCTTGCCCGTACGCTGTAGCAGAAGTCCATACCATTGTCCTAGTCGCTTGCAAATTATACTGAATAGTCATCTTATTGACTCCCGTCTCTTGCTCTCCTTGAATATAGTATCCTGTAAGTTTAAATGCTTTAGAATCTACAATAGAAGCTCCATCACCATTTGTAGGAATAGATGTCAACACAGGAACTTGTTTTAACGCAGTAGCTACATAACTACCACCTGCTGTAGACGACTGCTGAAAACCACTAGAAAATGCGTGAGTTGAGTTAATAATTGTAACTACGTCCTCTACTACGGGGCTTCCTTTAGAAGTATCTGTTGTAAATGGAGATGTCACATAAGTAGGCATATCTATTGTAGAAAACACCATATCACCTAGTAACTTGCTTGTAGTATTACTATTTAATGTGCCGCTCCCAGAAAACACAACGTTACTGCCAGCTCCTTTGGCTGATATGTCAACTAAGTTTCCGTATTCATAGAACACTAAAGACTCGTCCTCTTGCTGTTGTTTAGGAGTAAATATCTCAAAGGCTAAGGTGGACGGGTCTACCGTAGTAGTATTTGTCATTACATCGCCTGAGTACGCACAATAGATTAAATTGTCATTCTGCCCTATAATCTTTAAATCAAGAACCCCATTAGGAGTCTTAACAGATACATAGTCTCCTTGTTGCCAAGTATATATCCTACCTGCACGAATCATTCCCATCATATCAATAACAAACGCATTGATTTCCTTTAGGTCGTCCTTAGTTACAGACTGAACAAAGCTTAATAATGTTGTTACCTCCTTAGTCTTCTCGTCTACGTTAGTTTTCTTTAACTCAAAGAATATACTACTAGCGTATCCTTCAAAGACGTATGACTTAGATATATTTTTAGTATATACTAATTGAGCATACTTTGCCCAAGTTGGCGGGGCAGTTGTAAATGTTACTGTTACCGTAGGAATTACTTTTGTTGCAAATTTTCCTGTAGTAAATTTATCATATTTCTCTACACCCCTAGTTTTCATTGCCTTGTCATAGTAGGCAACACCTATTGCGTAAGTTGAATTATTTGCAAATGGCTTAATGTAAGTAGATGCATCGGTCTCGCTACTTGATGCCCCAGCTGAGTCCCCTAAGTAGGACTTATGTGTAGAGCCAGCAGGTAAAGTATATCCATCTGTAATAGCAATAGCTATGGTATTAGTTGTGTCATAGTCGTCTTGTATATTAGCTAGAAATATTCTATTTTTTGCTATCTCTATATTTTTTACATATACAGGCACTGCATCAAATGGCTTGCCTGTAGTTATAATATCTAAACTTTCAAATATTTGTCCTGTCCAAATAAACTCAAGAGCACCTCCTGAACTATCTGTTTTATTAGAATCAATTCTTCTCCACGTGCCATTATTTCCTATTCGCACGTATACTTCTAAATACGATGCATAATCAGGCTTGTTTGCGTGACTATATGTAAATGTATATTTTACGGTATCCTTTTCTCCCTTATACATTTGAGTATAGTTCCCTAATGCAGAGTACTCGTAGTTATCATATTGATATCTATAAGCAAACTGAAAGTCGGCGGACTCCAAGAACTCTACCCCTAAGTTAGAAGTAACAGTCTTAGCAATAGTCGCTACGTTATTAGGTGTAGCTTTTTGTAATTTTAAGTTGTCTATTGTTATAGTATTACCAAAAGTTCTTTTTAGCCAAAAAGACAAAGGAGTTCCATCGCCTGCGTAGTTCCAAACTAAACTATCTCCAATAATTCGCAAGTCAGGAATTAATCCTGCTGCAGCTCCGTGAGTATAAGAAAGTACAAGTGCGGGATTTACTAATGCTCCTGTAGATGAGTTAACTGCTATTTTATAAATAGAAGCTACAGTAGATACATAAGCTAGTACATAAATAGAACCGTCTGTGTCTTGTGCTGTAGCTACAATTGTACCTGAGATAGCTGTAAGTCCTGTAGTCTTAATGGAGTCCAACATCCTAATAGCTCCCGCTCCTCCGTCCTTACCAGCATCAAATATAATATTATTGGCTGAAAGGTAGTCTCCCTCAGGTAAGTTATTAGGGTCAATGTCTTGGTTTAATCCACCAGTCGCTCTTAGACTTATCTTAGCCATTTGTTAAATATTAAGTGTTAGTTTTTAAGACTACCAACAATTCCGTTTCTTATTGAACCAAGTACTTCTGCAAAGTCTGTAGCATTCATCCTAGACCTAAATATTCTACGAGCATTGTCGTACTCTTGTTTAGCTAGCTGATACTTACCTAACGTAGTTCCCTCTGCCTTAACTGCCATCATTTGTATGTACTTTGTAATTACATCTGTAGCATACGGAGTTACTACATTAGCTGTAGAGCGGGATACTGCCGAGGTCATATATGTTAACGTAACCTTAGTTAGTATCATTCCGTTACTAAACACAATCTCTTGGTTAGTTTCGTCTATGTCATACGTTAACTTAGGTGCTCTTACTCTACCATAATACCTTCCTACAAGCTCGCCCCTAGTGTTCATATTATTAGAACCCGAGATTAAGTTGTAGTTTATTTCTGCATCAAAGTTTACGCTAAGGCTAGACTCATAAGGGATTTTGCTACCCGCTGAATCGTAGTTGTATCTTTTATTTAAAGTACGCTCTCTTTCCATTGGAAGCACCCTCTCTCCGTGCTTAGCTGATATATCTATAAAGTCAATAAAGTCAGAAGGTAAGATAGCTCTTTGGTAAGACGTTACATCTAGCTCAACCACCTTTACATTGCCTAAGTTAAAATCCATAGACAACTCGTCCGTAATTCTTAATGCGTGGTGTAAGTACCTTGTATAGTAATGTAATGGAAGCCCGTTGTCTAACAACGCATCTCTAACAATTATATTTATAGACTTAGTTTTCATATCTATTGAGCTTGTTGTTGACTAGCTAGTTCTGCTTGTGAAACTCTACCTCCGCTAATTATATTTAATACCTCTGTAATCACAGCAGACTCTACCTCAGGAGATATAGGTAGCATATCATTGTCTGCAAACTGAGAAAAGTCAGATGCTAGTATGTTAATTATAACAGAACTTATTGAACCGTTTCCTGCTAATGTAAGGTCTTTTGTAAAGAAAACCTTCTTGCCTTGAACGTAGTATCCAGTTTGCCCTTCTAAGTAACTTAGGTTAGCTCCTTGAAATACCAACACATCTTGTGAAGGAATAGGGATATACGGAGTCATTGCAGCACCTGATGCAGCTATATTCCATATCCCCATATCTAATGGTAACGTTAATGGAATAACAGGTAATGTTATAGAAGAACGGTTGTTAGGTGCGTCAGCAGTTACCGATGCAGTATATTGAATAAGACTACACTTAGGTATATCTACCAATCCTGCCTTAAATGACTCAGCTACCTCAAGCTTTAATATCTTGTTAATAGTTTGACTCACAAGAAGCATAACCTCTCTAATATCAATTACATCGCTAGAATTATTTTTGTCTAAGAATCTAGCATAAATCCTTTGCACCTGCTCACTTAATGTTGATTTTGTTGCCATTATCGTTCGTCATTTGACTGGTTAGCGTCCTTTATTTGTTCTGTCTGAAGAAGTATAGGGCTATCCAAAGTTACTCCTAAGTACATTAATGTTCTTGCGTATATGTCTCCTAAGAATCTATCTGAGATATCTAAATCTACAGAGCCTCCCCCAGCGTATGTTATATTACCATTAGATGTAGTAAAAGCAAAAACTGCTGTAGTTGGTTTCTTTACATACACAAGTGTGTAATCCAAAGTTCCCGAAACGGGAACAGGGGCAAACTGAATCTTAGCAGCATTTGCACTATCCATAAAAATGGTTGCCGCAGGATATGAAGTAGATGGGGTCAATATCTTTGAGTTTGTTATCTCTA